CAATTTCATCCTGCTGCCTTCGAAGCATCGCATTAAACGCTACGCCGCCAGCAACCGCCGCAGTAGCTGCTGCTGCAACTGCACCTACCGCTGCGATGTAAGGCGTTAAGCTAGCCGACACCATGCCAAACTTTTCGCGCTTGCTATCGAGTAAGCGATTGTACGTGGCTTCGCTGATTGCTCCCTTATTCAGCGCCGCAGTTAATCGATCTTGCTCTCGTGCAAAATTCTCTGCTGGAGTTCTTGCGGAATTTAGATCACGCACAAGTGCAGACGTTTCTTTCCGACTTAGTTTTGCCGAATCGACAAATGAACTGGCATCCATCGCAAGGCTTACGCTGTATGCATTGATTGTTGTTGCGATGATTTAGCCTCCTGATACCATTCGTTCAAAATCTGCTATTGAGTCGTGCTGCTCATTTTGTTCTGGCTGACCAATCCAATCGCTAGGCATTAGGCCCGGCACAATCGCATCGACCATCTTTTGAACCGCATCAAATTCAGTATGCTGCATTGCAATCGTGTACAGCAGAGCTACCGCTTTCGCCAACAGTTCTCGCTCGCCGCCAAATGGCTCAACTCGATAATGCGATTTCCAAGCCGCAAACACTCGCTGCGGCACGTCCTCTAGCCACTGCTCTGGATCTTCAATTCCGATTGTTCGGCCCAACCTGCAAGCTAAATTTAGCTCTCGATTGAGCCTGAATTTTTTGGGTCTCTCTGCACGTCCTCCTGATCCAATCCGCATAGACTCAGGATCACAGTCATTAGCGGCCCTGTGATCGCACGCGGGACATCGCCCCACTCTTCGGCTGTCATTATTGATCCATCGTCCGGATCGCTAACGCAAGCCTCTAGTAGCAGCCTGTCGAGCTTGTCGCCCTGTAGTACTCCATCCTTTTTCCGCGCCTTCGCTGTTATTGCCGCTGTCGCATTTAGGCTTCGGCCGGAAACGGAAAATACCATGCCATCGACTGTCACTCGCTCAACAGGACATTTCTTGTTGCGTAGTTTTTCGCTTAGACTCATTCGTCGTCTTCCTCTTCTTCTTCGAGTTCTTCAATCGACTCAGGAGCACCACCGAAGCGTATAGGACGCTTCTTTAACTTGGTGCATTCTTGCGCAACCGCAACGCCTAATTCCTGCGGAAAATCAACCAGGCCAGTGAACACCCACACAGCATGAGATAGGTAGCCAACATGCTTCCAGATTCCAGTCTCGTTTTTTACGTAGACCTTATCCTGGCCAGTCGAGCGTTCGATTGGTCCGAACTGGGTTGGCTTCGTAATTACGAAATCATCACAGCGTACTTCGAGTTTCAAATTAGCCTCCACGCGTGTAAGCCGGCCCAGTATCACCGTCAGGCGAGAACACAATCTGACCCTTCATGACATTGCCGTTTTGTAGATCTGGCAACTTAAACTTTGTGACAACACCGCTACAAACGAACGTAGCGCCGGTGGTCGTTGTCTGCGCCGGTGCGATTGGAAACGTGATCGTAGCTGTATCGACCAGACCTGTAATCGTGACAGCCGTTGCCGATTGGCTGTAGACGAAATCGACAGTGATGTCACCGGTTTTCTGCAGGTCGCTAGGCATGCGCTCCATGATCGTCGATGTGCCAAGCGTCGAAATGTCCAGCATATCCAGTGATAATTCACCGATCCCAATCTTTTCGATTTTCATCGAAGCCGCAGCAGTCTGCGTCGTCAATGTAAATGTCGCACCGTTGCCGGTATCTCCAACTAGAGGCATTTTCTATCTCCTAAGTCCGAAGCCAATGAACCATTAAATCGAATGAGCATACGTGTCGCTGTAGGTCGCCGCCGTCGCTATCCTCATCCTCATATTCTCGCCGACCATCTTCCACCATCACGCTCCGAATTTGCAAGCTCGCATAAAGACCCTTGAGGGTATCTATACCGCACCAGATTATGGAATCCGCCACGCTACGGCACGACTCAGCCGTCGCTGCAAAGCACTCCAATTGAATCCTTGTCGATACAATTCCAGCCAATCCATCTAGTGCGTGATCGTATGACTCTGACAGTATCCTCATAGTCACAGCCGGTATCACAGCGTTTTGCCGCAGCCGCTTAACTTCAATGCGTTGCCCAACTAGATCGGTTATTGCCGTCTTATTTAGCAAATACATTCGCACGGATTTGATTACGTCGGCCATCAATTGTCTTTCATTACCTGATCGATTTTCGTACTGAGCGTTGCTTTCATATTGCTTAGTTGCTCCGATCTCGTTTCATCAAATGCCTGTACTATCCAATTGCGTATTTGTGCGACTACTTTTCCTGTCCGCTTACCCCATAGTACTTGCCTGCGACCTTTCGGACTCGTGTTGAAATAAGCCTTATTGCCTGCTGGCCATTCTGGACCAACCACACCAAGCGTTCCATTTTGATATTTCCGCACCACACGCTTGATTGTTTTCCAAAGTGGAATATTCCAATTAGCCGAGTTGACTTGATTCTTGCTGCGTTTTTTTGCTGAACCTGTTTTGCTGGATCTAGGAGCCAGCGCCCTAGCTCGTGTTACGATTGGCTGCGTACCTGCTTTGATTACGGCATCACCCACCTGCCAACGCTCCAATTTTGGCACCATGTTGAACATGCGTTCTAATTCCGCATCCGTTGGCAATTGCATTTTTACGTCGAGTTTATTAGCCACTTGCAGTACAGTGCAGTTCGATGAATCGTCTTCCGCCATCAACAGGATTGACGTACAAAATTCCGTATGTTGTCGAGCCGTAAAGGAGCCTCTGCGTAGTTAAATATCCGTCGCGAAAGTGAACTGTGAAAATTGCATTTACTCCTGCGTCAACTTGTCTGCCGCGAAGTGTTTCTCCACCTGAAATAGGATCGTAGCTCGCTGGTTCATTGGCCCATAACGCTGCCCATGTCTCTGTGCGATCGCCCGCAGAAGATACAGCAATCGTCAACGACTGAACCTCTACGCGCTCGCGCATCGCACCCAATCGGAATCCTCTGCCCGGTCGCCAAGTCATGGATAAGTTGGCCTCAGTGTTCTCGCAACCAAATTTTCATAAGCCCTCCATGTTTGCATGTTATCACTTAGCAGCATGTCGCGATTCAGAAAGTTATGGCCGACCAGTAGCTTCATCGCTTGCTTGTGGTACGCAGGAACCGCTGCCGCGCTCGAATAACCAGCCACGTAAGTTATGGTCATCGCGTCCCATCTCGAAAGCGTCGATGGCCAGAACTGTAGGTACTTGAGCCGCACTGATCGACTCGGCGCATCAAGCCCATAAATGGAACTCAGTAGAGTCTGCTGCGTATTTGTCGAGTCGTAATAAGTAATCGATGTGATTGACTGAATAGGTCTCGATGGTAGGTCAATTTCATCGTCGTTAGGGAATCCGACCGTCACCGATAATGTTTGCGTCAGGCATGTAGAGTCAGTGTCTTTTTCCCACTGTTCCCTTGCCGCCTGGATCAGTTCGTTGAGGTGGTCGTCGTGTGAGGTGTCCGTCGGGCTCAGTTCGCACTGCTTCGCTGCTTGCGCTCTCGTCAGCGGCTCGATTGTCGGCCCGGTTACTACTGTCGGCCTGCTGACTGATACTCCCGACATCTTTAGCGACCTTTCTGGAAATCAATAGATTTGCAACACCGTCCGACATTAAAGTAAATACGTGACCTGGACGAAAGCCATTCCAATGCACTAACAATTCAACTCGCATTTTGTTCCTCCCAGTCGCTTGGATAAATATGCCTTGCATTCATCCGCTCATCGTGAATCGCAACCATTTCCTCGAGGTGTCCAATTCTCGTTGCTGGATCGAAATAGACTGAGTTGCCCGCCTTCTTCCAGGCCATCCAAAACGATACATCGTCATCAATCTTGTTCGGTCCCCAGCTTCCGTTTTCGTCAGGCGTCGCGTGAAACCATGGCTTCGGAACGCCCTTCAACTTTTTAAGATCCAGGACAGTCAAACCAAAGTGTGCCGTCGTACCGAGTAGCGGCGAACCATCCCATTGAATCTGCTTTGCATCACCTACCTGCACGCCCAGTGGTGACGTGCCAAGCATGGCTAACTTGCCTCTTCGTACCTGCATCGGTGCGATTGCGTCGATGTGATCGTGTTCAACAACTAGCGCAATCAACCGAGTCAATTGTTTTGCAGTGAACAGCGAATCAAAATCGATTGTTACAGCGTACTGACAATCAGACTCAACTAACTGCTCGAGCATTATCTGCATGCACTGACCGTAAAAAACACCAAGTGAAACAGTCAGAGGAATCTGCAATTCCTTCAGCACTGCCTCAATTTTATTTCTTGCGTAGGTGATCTCATGCCTTGGTGCGGTCATAATCGCCGCAATCTTAATCAATTCGCTTTGTTCCATCTGTTTCGCTCCGGATGGTTTTTTACCCTACTTTGACATCAGCTCCGAGCATCGTCGCTGAGTCCGATATGACATTCTTGTAAACTGTCGCGACAACTACAGTGCCAGCCGCACCGTTAGTCGTGGTGTCAGGTGTCACCGTTACGTTCAAATAACGCTTGCGGCCTTCCATGTCGATCATCGTCGTACCAACCATCGCCGCAGTGTTGTCCAGCGTCCGGTTAAACGATGCGTTGAATGTCGCAAAGTTACTCGCAGTCGTGTCGTCAGATTCCTTGACTACGATCGCGACGTTAGTGGAATTCGTATTCACTTCCACGCCGAGGATGACGCGAAGAACAGCATAATTTGCTCCCGCACAATCCAAATTGCTTGAGGTTCGAGCTGTCGTTGCCGCCGTAATTGGTGCGAGGATAACGCTATCAGTTCCTAATTGTCCGATTTTCATTTTGTGTATCTCTCTATTTCGATTTGAATAATGTTAAAGGTGTGCCGGTCAATCCGAAGACTAACCGGCACGAACCCACCGGAGCGAACAGTGGACTAGGATGCAGCCGACTTCAGCGCAATGATTGGACGGTTCCGAATAGTCTCGCCGCGCTCGTGGTTGTTGATCGCGATGCGTTCGGTCGTTTTTACGCCGATCTGGTCAAACTCAAAGTAGCGCTCAGTGGCAATTTCGGTTCTAACGCTGCGGCGAGTTCCGTAACTTGAAGACAAGCGAAGGTCACCGAAGTAGGCCAGAATGGTCGAAATTAAAGTGCCACTTGTGCTTGGCATAACCTGCACAAATGAAACCGGATATCCGAGGAACATAGGTTGCATAACACCGTTTGAAAGCGTTACGTTGCTGTTCCCGCCCGCAGCATTCATTAGCCGATACGCACTAGCGTAATAGACAGCGGAATGCATGAACCAACGTGGTGATGCCGCAGCGTACTGTGGATACAATCCCAGCGCAGCTTCGAAGTCGGCAAAATCAAGAGTGGATGCACCCACGTTGCCAGCCAGTGCGTCTTGAATAGCGCCTGATGCAAGCGCGTTTTTCAAACCAAGTATGCCACCATACGTAGATGTTCCGTCGCCGTTGAATGCAGCGTCGTCAATCTTATCGGCCATCGAGTAAGCCATCGACATAGTGAGCATGTCACCAATGTCAATAACCGCATCCTCATCCAGTTCGGAAGATACACGAGTAAGCGCCGCCAACTTGCGAGCCATCAATTCAGCTTCGCCGATTACCGGATCGCTGGCAGTGATTTCTCCAGTGTTGGAGGAATTCGCTTCGCCGACCCAGTAAGCCACAACATCCGTGAGTAACCGAGGAACTCGGATGATATCCGCGCCCATCGGAACCCTGTTTGCAAACTGCGGGAAGACGCCCCTTTCCTCTCGCAGGCGAATCATAGCGGTCTGCATTTCCTCAGGCACCATGAAGCCACCCTTACTGTTGTCGCTGGTACTCATCGCAGCAGAGACGTCAAGCAATCCGTGGTTGCGGCAGAAATGAATTGCTGCCGAATTGCCGAACACCTTAGCGAGAATCACATTGCCAGCGATGTATGCGTTGCGCTCCGCATCTTCGCCTTTGAATGCCTTCAATTCGCTGTGCATTTTCGCTTTGGCCGGAACCTTGATCGCTGAAAAGCGATAGTTACTTGCTTCTCGCGAAACGATCTCGCCACGCTCTTTTTGCTGATCCGCAATCTCAGCGTCGATGCGTGCCGATGCTCGCTGATTGCGTTCGTGCTCAACCTTGATCGCTGTCTTCAGTTGCGCGTGGCAATTAGGAATAAGCTTTTCGGCAAGATCCGTTACTCGAACGGTTTCTTCCGGGGTCATTTCGCGTTCTTCGCGCTCGCCGACGGCTACAATCGCATCCAATTCGTCGCGATATTCGCCGATCGTTTCGTTAATCTGACTTGCAGTTCTCATTGTCTGGCCTCTCTTTAGTGAGCAGGCCAGATACGAAAAAAGCAGCTTGGCCTGCGAACGTGAAAACTAATGTTTCTCGTTGCTGCCGTGCTGCTTAAGAGTCTGACGGTTGAGCGAATCGATTTGTTGAAAAGTGCACGCCGGAAATGACTGTTCGCCGCGCGAACGCAATGCTGCAGCCATACCGGCCATGTGCCCGTCTATATATAAGCAAACTATTGTCGCAATGTCAAGCAGTTGCGCGAATAAATCCTCGGCACTCACCTAATGACTTAGGTTTATCCGTCAATTTCCAGTACTCAATGTCTTTAAATCCAGCCGCTTGCACCATCGACGCCCAGCACTTTATGGTGGCTACCCACCAGTTGCTGCGGTTCATTCCGTACTCTTCTCCAGGGTAAAACTCAGCTACCATTTCACTGCCGTCATAGATTTTATCCGAATAGGCAGACTTCATATTGTCCAGGATTGCCGTCTCAATGTGAATTGTTCCACCTCGTCGCGTTAATTCGAAAAGATCCCGAAGTGCCTTGAATGGATTTTGCAAATGATACAAAACACCAAAAAGGAAAATGCAATCGTACCGACCGCCCTCATGTCCTGAAATATATTCAACGCCACGTTCAATTCGAGTGCATTTATTTCGATAACCTAATGCATCCGCACATAGATCAAATGTTTGCCACTCATTGTCACGGTCGGCATTGGTTATCTTCCCGCAAGTGTCCGAAAAATCATCAACTGCATAAACATGATCGGCACCACGCTTGATCGCCTCAAAGGTCCAGAATCCATCCCATGCGCCAACGTCAAGCACAGTCTTTCCAGTTAGATTATCTGGAATGTGATAGGCCCCGACGCTAATTGGTGCCCATCCAGGCGTCGTTATTCCATATGGCAATTCAATGCGATGATACCAGTACGGAATAGCCGCAACAGCCGCTTCTAGCTCTGATTTTTCCATCGTTTCGCTCCGATGTGTTTAGTTACTTGGAATTCTCGCAATCATACTTCTCGCCTCGGCAATCGTCATTCTCAAATTTGAAAACTTAGCCGCCTCGCGCTTTGGAAATGGTGTCCGATCTCCTGCTTTGATTTCGCGATTCTGGATCAGGCTAGCCGGTACATTGCGTGCGATGTGACGCAGGCCTGCCACCACCGGCTCAATTGCTGCACCATCCATTGTCGCTAGCCCATCAGCAAAACCTGCGTCAACTGCTTCCTGGCCAACGTACCACGACTCGTTCAACATGATGGTCTTGATCTCATCAACCGTCCGACCGCTTCTCGCTGCGTAATCCGGAATCATTCTCTGCGCGTACTTATCAAGCACGTCAGCATCTTTCCGCAGTTGCGTAGCATTGCCAAGACTGATTGACCACGGATCGTGAATCATCGTCATCGAATTAGGAGCCACCAGCCGCGTCGTACCAGCTTGCAGAAGATAGCTACCCATCGACGCAGCAAGCGAGTCAACTATCGTTGTTACGCCTCCTGGATGGCTTTTCATCGCGTTGTAGATGGCAATGCCTTCATCGACCGATCCGCCAGGCGTGTTCAACCGCACAGTTACGTGTTTGTCTCGCATCTGCGCGAGCGCCCCGATCACGGACGCACCGTCAATCAGTCCCCACCATCCTGGACCGATTTCGTCGTAAATTAAAATCTCTGAGGTGTCTAAATTAAACGAGAACATTTTTAACTCCTATTGAATTAGCACGATTGGACCAGCTTGAAACGCACTTCGCCACGTTTTCAGCAAGGTTTTCGTTAGTGGAATAGTCGCAAACCTCAAGTATACGCGCTCTCGACTCAGTACAGTGCGATGTCGCTTCGTCGCGATCGATACCTAGTTCTTCGATCGTATCAGCTAATTTAGGAAGCCAATTTGTATCGTAAAAAGAATCAATCCATTGCAGGAAATTCTTTCCCTTGGAAGTCGCTTGCGATGCGCCTTCGCAAACTCGCTTAGCTTCCGTTGAAATCATCTGCTTGAGCCGCGAATCTATGGCTCTACGTGCAATTTGCGTAG